TTTATAGAATGTTTTACATTTGTAAGTCTTTCTTTTGTTTCTAATAAAACTTTTGATAGTTCTTCATCAGACTCTGAAATAAGAGTGTCAATTTTTTGAATTGCAGTTTCTTTTAATTCTGTAAATTTTGTTTTTAAATTTTCATCATTTGATGATAAAATTTCTTTAACAGAATTTCTTTCAGATTCAGTTAGGTTTTCTAAATATTTTTCAGCCGTTTTATTAGCAACTTTTAACATTGAACTAATTGGTACGTTTGTAGATTTAGTTTCTTTTATTATTGGTTTTTTACCTAAAGACTCAACGATTGATTTTTTAGCAATTGATTTCTTTTCAGGTTTTAGTAAATCACCATAAAATAATTCATCAATTGTTTTGTATTTGTTTTCAAGTACAATATCCTTAGTCCAACTTTTAACAAAATTTACTGTATTTTCAGATAATTTAATTTGTCTAAATTCATTAGATAAATCATCAACCAAATAAGTTGCGGTTTCTTTATCTAATTCTTTATTTTCTTTTAAATTATCATATATCGACATTAATTTACAAAAATCACTATTTTTAAGTAATTTTCTTTCAAAAAGTCGCATATCAGTTTTAAGAGTTCCTTTAACAAAGGAATCAATTAATTTATTTTCTACTAATGTTTTTATTAATCCAAATCTCATGTCTATATTTTTTTATATAAATATCAATTCTTTAGTAGTTTATCTAATTCGGTACCCATTTCACCTAAAGAATTTTGAACTTTTGACAAATCAATCAATTCATCCTCATTTAACATACCTCTATTTTCTAATAAAATATTTAAATTTTCTTTATTTCTCTCATCGTTTTCAGGTACAGTCCCTCCTTCTGCAGGTGGTGCTGGTGATGGTGATTCAGGTGGTGCCGGTGACTCTCCTCCCATATCACCCATTCCTCCTAAATCAGGTGGTGCTCCTAATCCTCCTCCTGTGTCAGTTGCCCCACCTTCAGTAGGTGTTCCAGCCGGTTCACCTTCTTTTTTACCATACAACTTGTCTATGTTATCAAATATACCTGTGTGAGTAATAACTTCAGCAGTTTTCTTAAGTTCTTCACCAACGGCTCTTTCGATACGTTGTTGTTGTAAATCAAGTTTAATTTCATCATCAGAAAATCCAAGAATATGTTTCTTAGCCCATGACATAGAAACTGCCGCAATACCACTTCCTGGGTCGGCAACCATATCTTTAAATAATAGTATTTTTTCTTTCCATACATCAATCTTTAGTAAATCCGCTTGTGTTGAAGGATTTGTTAAACTTAATGTAAAGTTTGATATTTCATCCTCAAACCCTAATATGAATAAATGTATTATCGCAATTTTATTTAATTCAGAAATCATATTCTTTTGAATACGATTGATGGTACGAGCGAAACGAATATCTTGTAATGATAAATTCTTACCATCACCAACAGTTTCTTCAAAACCTAAAAATGCTTTAGGAACACGAAGAGCTGTTAACAATTTCTTTTGGATATACTCAATATCGGCAATCTCTGATAAGTTCGCAGCTCCCGGTAATGTCTCAATCGGCATTGTTTGTGTAGTATCTCTAACAGGAACGAAATAATCTTGGTCAACCGCCATCTGATTAAATCTCATATCCACATTACCTGTCTTATGGTCAACCGTTTGACTTCTCTTAAACTTATTAGCAAATCTTTGGATATATGGTTCAACATCCGCATCATCCATGTTACCAACAAATACTTTAAATACACGTCTTTCAGGTGCTCTTGATGTTCTGTAAATTAACATAGCATCTTCAGATAACAATAATTGTTTCCAAATACGACGAGCCTTTTCTAACATAGAAGTTCCATAAGGAAGTCTTCTATCATCACCAAGTAATCTAAAGTGTGCAACTTCCCAAGTATTAAACTCTAAATCCTTTTGTTTCCATTTGAATTTTAAATGTTTCTTTTCAGGATTTGTTGTCGAATCTGTTGAGTGAGCACCCATACCTGCTTCCAATCTTTCAATCTCGATGACTGGTAATTGCATACATCCTATAATACCTTTTTCAGGGTCTAATTTAAGATATACAAAATTATCACCATACTTACATGTGTTTCTTATCCACATAGGTAAGTTAGTATTAATATCTAACGCATTGTTAAATAAATCACCTAAAATAGATTTAATTCTTGTTGACTCAGAATAGATTTGTAACATAAAACCATCCTGATTAATTGTTGTTGACTCTTCAGCATAAATGTCTAAAGCCGCACCAATTTCAGGTGTAAATTCCATTGACTCGTAGTCATAAAAAGACGCTAAACGAGTTGGTTCATAGTAAACTGCCTGTGTATATAGATTATTCTCAACCCTACCCCATTGGTTTGCTAAGTAATATGTTTGTTGAGCTTGTAATTTCTCTCTATCATATTCAGATTTAGAAGTTGTCTTTAAAAGTTCCTTCTTATCATATTTGTACGTAGGATAATCCTGACCCAAAAGAGAATTGGGTCCAAATGTTTGGGATAACCGTTGCCATACCGTTAGTTTATTTTCACTCATATTTTAATTATAAATATTCTTATAGATTATTAAACAATTTATCCAATATTATATGGACATGAACCTAAATTAGTAACACTTAGATTACTTCCAGTAGGTTCTGAACACAAACACATATATACTACATAGTTTTTAGGTAATGTAAACGATGTCGGAGCATCAACAAATGGAGGTGACATACTAACTGTTGCAGTAGCTCCTGTTGCTTCAAGTCGATATTGATTAGTAACACAAGTTCCACTATTTCTAGTACAAGCAGATGCACTAGTCGAAACCACACCTTCTACAACTTGATAAAAATATGGTGGTATTGTATTTCTCGTATTATTTCTTAAGTTAAAGTTTACATCTAAAAATGCAGTTCCTCCACTAAATAATCCTTGACTACTTGGTGGGTTATTTGTAAAAGTAATTGCTGAGTATGAATTACAATACCCTGTATTAAAAGGTACTGTATTACCAAAAAATCCATAAAATGTCTCATTATTACAAGTACCACCAGTACATGGACCATAATTAGCTTTAATTATTGATATATCTTCATTAACAATTCGTGCACATACTTGGATTGATTCTCCAGCATTTATATTACCAATAAATACTGTCCCCGAACAATCGTTATAATTATAATTTAAGGCACCTGCAGTAGGGTTTGTTAAATACCAACAACGACATTCTGGTATTGTCGGTGTCGGTGTAGTAGTTTGGGTAGGAGTGATTGTTGAAGTTATTGAAGGTGTTGGAGTTTGAGTATTAGTAGTGGTTTGAGTATTAGTAGGGGTTTGAGTTTGAGTTTGAGTTACTGAAGGTGTTGGTGTTGGTGTTTGGGTTTGCGTATTAGTCAGAGTTATTGAAGGTGTTGGTGTTGGGGTAGGTGTCGGACAAACTCCTGCATTACAAAAAGGTGTATCTATACCTATTGAAATACCAGGTGCACTAATTGAATTTTGTTTAGCACAGAACCTTGTTGTTGTATTAGGTAACATTGACCCTGTAATTGTACCTCCCGAACATGAAATACCACTATATGATAGTGGAGGAGCGAGAGGAGCTCCTGTAATATAACTTAAATCATAACAAACACAAGATATTTCAGTTGGTGTTACAGTTTGAGTATTGGTTGGTGTTATAGTATTAGTTGGTGTTTGTGTCGGAGTTTGAGTGTTTGTAGTCGTTACGGTTTGAGTTATTGATGGTGTCGGTGTTTGAGTTTGAGTGTTTGTAGGTGTTTGAGTTTGGGTTAAAGATGGCGTCGGTGTTTGAGTTTGGGTTAAAGATGGCGTCGGTGTTTGAGTTTGAGTTAAAGAAGGTGTTGGAGTATTGGTCGGGGTTACAGAAGGTGTTGGAGTTAAAGGAGGTCCAGGTTCACCCTTTGTTTGTTTTATTAAAAAAACAAACTTTTTTAATTTACCGGTTAATGAACCGAAATTTTCTTGGCCCTCAACAATTAATTTTGAGCCGGTAAATATTCTACCTGATTTTTTTCTATCTCCTGTTCCCATATAATGTTATCTTCGT